AGAGCTCGTACGTACGGGGTGCCCAGACGTCAAGCACCTCGAACGTCTCGCCCAGGATGGTTACGGTGTCACCTTGCTGAACATCCGTCAGAGCGGGCATCTTCGCGATCCAAGTCGCTCGATGAGAGACTCTGTCAGAGTACTCCGTTTCCGTCCCACCCTTCGGGAGGAGGAACACAGCCACTACACTCGTCGTCGGAGGACCGGTTGGAGACTGTCCCCCGAACTCGTCGTCGACGTACGCCTGTCGAGTGATCGTAGCTGTATCCGGAAACGTGCTTGCGACGTCAACCCTCATGCTGTCGAGCTCCGCTGCAGTAAGGATCACACTCACGGGATCCTCGACCGGTAAGCGGAGATCGCGTCAGTCGAGTGCATGTCTCGTCTGACTGTCGGGATGACGATCGGTTGACTTCGAGAGCGGTAGAGATTCGCCAGCATCGAGAGGTTGCTGAGCTGGTTCTTCTTCGAGAAGCTCTGACCCTCAACAGAGAAGTCGAACGTAAGCTTCAGATCCGCCAACCAGGTCTCGAGAAGATCGGCTGCAGCTGCGTAGATGTCGTACGACCGACCTGTGAGGAACAGAGGTGGTTGTCGAGTCGTCGTGAACTGAAAGTGTCCCACGAGCAGGTTCGCTGTGAACCCTGTCGTGATCTCCGCCCAGTTCTGCTCTTGCAGCTTGTAGTCATCCTCCCAGTACCCCCGGTCGGCGAAGTAGTCGAACCATGCAACAACAGAACTCGGTTGAAGAGTCTCTTCGTACCGCAACTCGAGGTAGCGAACATCCCACCGGCGCTGATCCAGCGCATCCTGGATCTGGAGCTGCGCGAAGTGCTGGTCAGCACCGGCGGGATCACGAACCAGGAACCGAACTCGATCGATCAGTTCGGCCATGGAGGTGCGTGTCGTGCTAGGCACGATTCACCTCCTACGCAGACCGAGCGTCCTCGATGGCTTCGAGAAGGGTAACCCGGTTCTTGTTCGCGATTTCGTACGCCTCGACGATTGCAAGTTGCTCTTCGTCGAGGTCGTCGAGGAAGGGAACGACCTCCTCGACTGACTTGTCGTCGTACCCATCGATTGGAAGAGAGACGATCGTGACTGCATCTTCGCTCTCCTCTCCGGTCTTGACTTCGCGTCCTTCCTCGTCGTACTCCGGAAGGATCATGTCGCCTTCGAACTCGGTGATCCGATGGTACTCGCCGTCCGCTTCGAGGCGATCGTGCAGAGCCGTTCCTGCCTCGACAGCGAACTCCTCTCCGTTGCTTCGGCGGTAGTACAGAAGCTCGGACATCTAGTCCTCCTCCTTAGCCGACCGCCGGGAGACGCAGAGCTGCGATCGTTCGCGTCCCCGGGACGGAGTTGACGTCGATGTAGAGGTTCCCGTCTGGCTGCATGAACCGAGCGGACTCGACTACGACGTACTGGGTCTGGTTCTGGACTGAGAGGACCAGGTCTCCCTGACCTCCCTTCGGAGCTGCGAGATCGCGAGACCCCGCCTTGAAGGTCCAGGTCCCAAGACCCGTCCCCTCGTTGATCCGGACGACAAGACGACGCGACTTGCGGAATGGAACCTCATGCTGGAGGTTCGCGTCGGCAGTGCCACCTGTGATCGCGACCGTACCTGCGTTCAGCACTAGGTCGTAGGTCACGATGTCTGCTCTGGCGCTCAAAGAGAGCTCCTTTCGACTTGTATGCCAGGCTCACGCCTGACTGTCGGTTTACGGCTTGTTCGCGAAGAGCACTGCGAGAGCCTGGGACCGAATGACCTTCGTACCCCAGACGTGCAGACCCTTCACAGCGTCTGCGAAGCGTCGCTCCGGACGGAACGCCTCTGTTGAGACGATCTGGTCCGCAAGCGAGATCGACATCGGGTGACCGGCCATGATCCGGTGAGTCGTTGACGCCTTCGTGACGTTGTTCGACTTCAGGATGTCGAACCCTGCGGCTCGACCGATCATCCCGTTCCTGAGGTTGTCGACGTTCGCGACTGTACCGAAGCTCACGAACCTGTCGTCCTTCAGGAGTGCGCCCTCGTACCACGGGCTCACGATCGCCCAGCGTCCTGCTGAGGGAACGTTCGCCTCGTCGAGAAGCACGCCGAGATCGACCAGGTACTCGTACGCCTTACCTGCCGTACCGAGGTCGGTCTTCGGTGATGCATCGGACCCGATTCGGTTGACGAGGTCTGAATCGGTGAACAGACCTGCGATGAACGTGTCGACCTGATCGGCGAGTGCGTACGACGCCTCGCCCATCGCCTCACCCATCACCTTGGGCTTCGTCTGCGCCTTGTCCACGTCGTCGACCTGGAAGTTGAAGTACTTCTGCTGGTCGATCAGGAGCAAGCGCTGTGCGTCGGTCAGATCTTCGGGCGTGTCGATGTCCGTGTTCTTCGTATAGTTCTTGACAGTGACTCGCCCGATGGAGTTGATCCGCACCGTGTCACCGAATGCAGTGATCTCCCCCTCGTAATCCCGGTTCACGACGCCTGGCTGACCGAACACAAGCGCCTTGTTTAGGTTGCTCAGGATGCGAGCAGACCAGATCTCCGGGATGAAGTTGTCGATGGACAACCTTCACCTCCTACTTGATCGCACCCTCCGCGAGAGCCTTCGGAAGTGCTCCCGATTCCCAGAGCTCGTTGATCTGGTCGGCAGTCATCTCCTTCAGCTGTGCCCTGGTCGGAGCACTCGCTGGCGGTTCTCTCCGAGGGTTGGTCGGATCCACCGG